GAGGCGATCGACGAGACAGACCCAAACCCTACGGCGTAGGCAGTTACCGACGGCAACTAGCCGAATTATTAGTTGCAACAGGGTACTGGCCTACGGCAATCGAGTTTGACACGCGCGACCTGATAACGGTGATTACGATATTAAATAAGCAAAAGAGGTAACGCGTATGCCAGCATCAGCAACTATTAAAGTCGTGGGCGTAAAAAACGCAATTAACGGCTTACGCAAAATTGACCCTGAATTGCAAAAAGAATTTAAGTCAGACGCTAAAGCCATTGCTCAACCAGCCATTGAGGCAGGCAAAAAAGCCTACGAGCCGTTGAGCAATGAAAGTCACCCGTACGCGTTGTCGGGTATGGCTCGATCTTGGGTTGACCCGGTTACAGGCCGCCAGTTGATGAAATTTAGATTGAATAAAGCGATTGACGGTGTAGGCATGAAATTTGATACACGTAAAAAAGCGATCGGCGTAATACTTATTTTGCAAAAAGACGTTGCGACCGCAATTTGGGAAACAGCAGGTCGTAAAACAACAAACCGTTTGGGTCGATCGTTGGGTTTTGTTGCAAACGATCAAACTCGAATATTGAAGCCAGCCGTTGAAAAACATTTGCCGTTAGTTGAACAAGAAATGGAAAAATTGGTGAAACGGACAATGCGCGTAGTGCAGGCGGGTTTGTAATGGCATTATCCATACCAATTATTAGCGAGTTTGACGGCAAAGGCATTGACAAAGCAATCAAAGAATTTAAGCAGTTAGAAACCGTCGGTGAGAAAGCACAGTTTGCAATTAAGAAGGCGGCTGTGCCGGCAGCGGCGGCGTTGACGGCGGTTGCAGGTGCGTTGGGGTTGGCGGCTAAAGCAGCAGCCGAAGACGAACAACAACAAGCGATTTTGGCAAACACTATGCAAAACGTTGTCGGTGCGACTGACGCAACGGTTGCAGCAACCGAGGACATGATTGCAGCGATGTCGAGGGCAACGGGTACTGCTGACAGCGAGTTACGACCAGCGTTTAGTGCATTGCTTGTCGGTACAAAAAACGTTGGCGAGGCTACTGACGCGCTATCGCTTGCACAAGATATTTCGGCCGCAACTGGTAATAATCTTGCAACGGTAAGCGACGCGCTGGCTAAAGCCTATGCAGGCAACATGAAAGGTCTTGCAGCATTGTCGCCTGAAATGAAGGGCATGATTAAAGACGGTGCATCACTCGACACGGTGATGCTGGCATTAAACGACAACTTTGGTGGCGCGGCCGCAAAGTCTGCCAACACCGCTGCAGGTCAATTTAAGATACTAAAAAATAGTTTGGCTGAAACACAAGAAAGCATTGGCGCAGGTTTGTTGCCCGTGTTGCAAAAAGTGTTGCCGTATTTGCAAAGCATGGCTGACTGGGCACAAAAAAACCCTAAAGCATTTTTAATTGTTGCCGGCACAATTAGCGCTATTGCCACGGCAATTATGGCAGTTAATTTTGCTATGGCGGCTAACCCGTTTACACTTATTGCAACTGGCATTGCCTTGTTAGTTACTGGTCTTATAGTTGCGTACACAAAATTTGAAGGTTTTAGAAACGTTGTCAATTATGTTGTGCAGTCAACTATTGACGCTTTTGAAATTATGGCTAATTCATTTATTAGCGCAATCAACTTGATTATTAGAGGCATGAATTTAATTAACCCGTTTGGCCAACTAAGTCTTTTGCCTTCAATAAATTTAGGCAATATTGGCGGTGGCGGTAGCGGCGGTGCGACTAGCGGTGGCGCGGCTCGAGAAGGCGGCACAGGCAGTATCACGCCTGCATTGCCAAGTATGCCTAGTTTGCCACCAAGCATTATTGGCGGTGGCTCAGGCGGTGGCGGTAGTCGAGTCGGCGGCGGTGGTGGCGGCGGTGTTGGTAACGGCGGCGACCTAGTAACCATTCAAGGCGCGCTAACAGAATTTGGTATGGCTGAACGTATCGCAGCGCGTGGCGCGTCGCCAGTAACAATCAACGTGACGGGCGGTATGTCAACTAGCGCCGAAATCGGGCAAAGCGTGTTAAACAGTTTGCTTGCTTACCAGCGCACTAACGGCCCACTTGATTTGATGATTGCAAACTAATGGCAGGCGTAGCGGTTGTCGCTAGTGGCAATTATGACCTTGAGATTGACACGGGGTTTGTGCAAGACGCGTTTTTGCTTGACGACGCAACGGCAGGTGTTTTAGATAACACTCAATACGTGCTTGACGGTACGACCGAGTTTGCAAGTGTGCTTGACGGCGTAAACCAAGTAAACGTCAGGCGCGGCCGACGCGATCAAGGCGACCAATTTAGTGCCGGCACAATGACATTTACCATGCTTGATACTGACGGTGTTTTCATGCCGTTTGATGAAGACAGTCCGTACTACGACACGGCCGAGGCTAAACCGGGTTTAGCGCCTATGCGTCGAGTGCGGTTATCTCGATACAGCGCAACCAACGTTAAAGAATATTTGTTTAAGGGCGTAATTCTTAATTTTGATTACAATTTCGCGCTTGGCGGTTTGGATACGGTGACGGTTTATTGTGCAGACGATTTTTATTTGTTGGCACAAACATATATTGACGGGTTTAACCCAGTTGAGCAGTTGTCTAGCGCTCGACTAACAGCAATTCTTGACCGACCCGAAGTTGACTATCCAGCAGCAACACGCAACATTTCGACAGGCACACAAACGCTTGGCGGTAGTGCGGCGTTCACTATTCCGCAATCAACTAACGCGCTGGGTTATTGCTCACAAATTAACGAAGCCGAACAAGGCAGGTTGTTTATATCCCGTGACGGCGATCTAACATTCCAGCCACGTGTAGGCATAACGCTTGACCCGTCGGTAGCCGACTTTAGTGAACTTGGCGCTGACATACCGTACAACGGGCTAGGCATAACATTCGAAGCAGACCAAGTAACTAATCGAGCAGTCGTGCAAATACTCGGCAACACAACGGCACAAGTCGCCGACGACACAGGTAGCCAAGCGCTGTACTTCATACAAACCAAAAGCATTACCGACAGTTTGTTGCACAGCGACGCGGCCGCATTAGTACTAGCCACATATTTGCTTGACCCTGAACCCGAGCCGAGGTTTACGTCGCTTAACACGGCATTTGCAATGATGAGCAGCGCCGAACGCGACACGGTAGCCGTGATCGACATAGGTGACACGATCACCATTGAAAAATTGTTTGCCCCCGGCACTAACCCAGCGTCACTAGCCCAAGAACTAAGCGTTGAGGGCATAGAACACTCAATCAACGTAAACAACGGCCATATTGTCACCTATTACACGTCGCCAACTACGGTCGTCTATGAGTTCATACTTAACGACCCGACGTTCGGTATCCTTACAGCAGACAACGCACTAGGTTAAAGTAGGCAATTATGGGCGCAAACGCACAGACATCAGTACCAACATTTACAGCAGGCGAAATTCTGACCGCCGCAAACATGAATATCAGCGCCCGGACTGGTATTCCAGTTTTTGCTGACGCTACTGCGCGCGATGCGGCGTTTGGTGGCACGGGTGAAAAAACGCTTGCCGAAGGTCAATTTGCATATTTAGAAAGCACTAATGCAACGCAATACTATGACGGCGCAGCGTGGCAAGCGGTAGGGACTTCGAGCGGTTTAATTTTGATTAGCGCTACCACAGTTGGCACAGCCGTTGCTAGCGTCACGGTTTCTAATGCGTTTAGCGCAACTTACGACAATTACAAAATCGTTTTTGCAGGCGGTTCGTCATCTACTAATGCAGGTCTTGTCGTTACTTTAGGCGCGACTGCAACGGGTTATTATATGTCAGGCGTTTACGGCGATTATTCTACAGGCGTTGCAAACTCTGGTGTTAGCAACGGCACAGGCTGGACATATTTAGGCGACGCGCCAACTATTAACCCCAATGTCAATTTTGATTTAATAGGCCCGTTTTTATCTAATGAAACTTTAATGTATGGCGGCAGGGTTGGGGCAACCACAGCAACTTACGCCAGCGCAGGTTATTTGAATAACACTACAAGTTATACGGCATTTACTTTTACAACTTCGACTGGCACTTTAACAGGCGGAACAATTCGCGTTTACGGATACGCAAATAGTTAGGACTATATGCAACACAAAATTCAAATAGATAATTTAGTGCGTGAAGCAACAACAGACGAAACCGAAGCACTCGAAGCACGACAAGCACAAGCCCAAGCACAAGTTGAAGCACAAGCCGAAGCACTCGAAGCCAAAACACAAGCAAAAGCAAGCGCATTAGCAAAACTTGGATTAACCGCAGATGAAGCCGCCGCACTATTTGGTTAGTTTGGCGTTACTAATCGTGTTAAGCGCTTGCGAAACCACACGCGACAACACACTTACAGTCAAATCGCGCGTCAAAAACATGACGCTAAACAACTGCAACGTGCCTGATCGTTGCGGTATGACACCATGACCCGGCACAGATACACACCAAACGAGTTACACGCTCGAATGGTCGTAACCGTCGGCGTATTACTAGCAGTCGTATTTGCCGTAGTAGTAATCGGTTTTGTGTACGGCCTGCTATTCATATCGCAACCTATGGAACAAGCACCAAACGACAAAGAATTTATATCGCTAATGGCAACGATCGTCACGTTTTTGTCAGGCACGTTGGCTGGCATCGTCGCGTCAAACGGCATCAAAAACAAAGCAAAAAACGATGCCGAATAGACCGTACACAATCACGCAACAGCCAGTCGTTAAAGCGGCGTTGGCTGGTACGACCGAATGGGCAAAACTTTGTTGCCAACACAGCAACGGT